AGGGCCCCTTACCGGAGTAGAAGCAGCAGTAGAAGAAAATGACCTGAACAAGTTAAAAGACAAATTATTCATAGCAAAAGAAGAAATTAATCTATTAGCACAAGTAGAAAAAACTTTTAGAAATTCATTTGAAGCAGGAATGACAACAGCAATTCAGGGATTAATTGAAGGCACAACAAACTTAAAGGATGCTTTCTTAAGCATGACAAAGTCAATCCTTTCTTCTATAGCACAAATACTCGCACAACAAGCAGCAATTGCAATTATGGGTTTTATACCAGGTATGCCTGGAAGAGGTGTAAGAGATGGGGGCATAATGAAGGCTCCTGGGTATCGTTCATTTGGAACGGGTGGAGTATCAGATGGACCAGAGTCAGGGTATCCTGCAGTGCTTCACGGAACAGAAGCAGTCGTACCACTACCAAACGGTAAAAGTATACCAGTAGAAATGTCAGGTGGCACAGGTGGAAATAATGTAACCGTAAATGTTAATATGACAACGGGAGAATCTGCTACCACAGGAGCAGGGGAAGATTCATACACCTTAGGACGAGCAATTTCAGCTGCAGTACAAACAGAACTAACAAAACAACAACGACCAGGCGGCTTACTAAGCCCTTATTAATAGATTATGGCATTTGGAATATATAAAGCAGACGGGGGAAATATAACAGGATTTTCTGCGCCTGTACAACCTGATAAAGGACTCTCTCGATCAAATACTCCAAGAGTATTACTAGCAAATTTTGGAGATGGATATGAACAAAGATTAGCTGATGGAATCAATATTCTCGATCAAAATATGAGTGTATCTTTTTCTACAAGACCAAAAGCAGAAATTGATGATCTTATTGCATTTTTTGAAAGTTTAAAAGGAGTAGACACATTTAAATTTAATCTAGAAGATAGTAACGAAGGCTCCAGTACAGAAACAATTATTTGTGTTTGTCCTAGTTGGAATCAAACTTGGGCATTTGAAAATTTTTACACATTAACAGCAACATTTAGAAGAGTTTACGAGTCATGACATTAATAAGCGATTTTCAAAAACAATCACCAGGTTCCGAACTTGTTGAACTTTTTGAAATACAAAAACCAGATGGAACTTTTGCATACTTTACAAGAGGAGAAGATTCTGATGGCTCTTCTTTACAGATGTATGATTATAATTCTCCAAGTACTTTAAGAACTTATGCTCCCTGCCCTCTCACAATGGATGGATTTGATATTAAAGCTACAGGAGCAATAGCAAGACCTGTTTTTAATATTGCAATTGTTGATAATACTTTTTCGACTGCAATAGGAACAACAGATTATGACTCTTTACTAGGTAAAAAAGTAATCCGTCGTATGACTCTAAAAAGATATTTACAAGGAGAAGCTTCTGATCCAGGCTCAGGAAATACTCCTGTAGAGTTTACACGACAAATTTGGACAATATCAAAAATTAATGCAAGAGATGCCATATCTCTTTCATATGAACTAACGGCTCCTTTTGATTTACAAGGAGTAAAAATCCCAGCAAGAGAAATCGTATCAAATGCTTGTCCTTGGGAGTACACAGGAGCAAGCCCAGATTTAGATGAACACGCAAAATGTGGTGGGTGTAGCTGGCATCGAGAAGGTAAATTTACTCGTCAAAACTATACAAATACAGGAACTGCTGTTAATGGTGTAGAACATACTGTGTATATTACTGTAGATAATGAATATATTGTCCCTGCAAGTGGAAGTTTTACAAACTATACAAGTGCAGCAGGTTCAACTAGCTTTTCAGCAAATGCTTATATTAGTACAACAGGAACAGCAGTCAAAGTAAATGCTAATGGCTCTCTGTCCGCAGGAACTTCTATAACAGAATATTGGATAGTAAATGAAACAGGAACAAAAACAGCACTGGGAACTCCTGCCGATTCAAATGCAAAATTTGATAGAGTACGAGTTCATCAAGGAGCATATTCATCGAGTACAACTTATAATGCTTTTACAGATGATAAACTAAATGATATTGTTACTTATACAAGCGCTGGTAAAACTTATATTTGGCAAACAAAAAATACTCAATCAGGCAACACACCTGGTTTTAATGACTTTTGGAGAAGAGCAGATCAATGTGGAAAAACACTAGCATCTTGCGGAAAACGATTTGGTTTTTCACCTGTAGATGCTACATCAGCAACTTCAAGAGCAAAAGCAGAAATTAATACTACAGCAACATTACCATTTGGAGCTTTTCCAGGCTCAAAGAACTTTAAGTGAAATTTCTCGATGAAATATTTGCTCAGGCAGCTGCCGAGGCACCTCGTGAAATGTGTGGACTTATTGTCGAGGAAAATAACGAAGAAAAATATATTCCTTGTCAAAATATATCCACAGAAGAAAATCAATTTGAAATTGACGCAAAAGTTTTAGGCAAGTATCAATTAATTTCTAAAATAAAATATATAGTCCATAGTCACTATATGCAAAATTGTCATCCAAGCAAGCATGACAAAGACATGGCAAAAGCATTGCAGATACCATATTTAATCGTATCATACCCAGAAAAAGGAGTAGAAATATATGACCCACGTTAAGCTAATGGGAGAACTCGGAGAAAAGTTTGGAACAGACTGGCATATGGCCACGTCTAGCTTTCGTGATATATTTAAACTAATAGACTGCCAAACTGAAGGATTCAAAAACTATATTCTAGAAAAAGCAGAAGAAGGAATTGATTTTGATATATTAAATGGAGAAGAGTTACTCGAAGATGGCTACTCGGTTATGCTAGAAAAACCAAAAGATCTCGTAGTTATAACCCCAAAAGCAGCCGGAGCTGGTGTTAGCGATGCATTAAAAATAATAGTAGGTGCACTACTAATCTGGTATGGACCTTCTTTTCTTAAAGAGTTTGATCTTTTTACAAAAGGTGGAGAAGCCCAGATGGTAGCAGGGGCGGAAGGTGAAGTTATGATCGTAGCAACAAAAGGTGGAGCACAACTTAATACTTATGGACAAGTAGCGGCTTGGGGAGTATCAACACTTGGTGTCGGACTCGCAATGTCAGGTGTAGTTGGATATATGACACCAGAAAGTCCTTCAGAAGCAGGAGACAGTTATCTCTTTGACGGACCACAGAACAATACAAAACAAGGAGTTCCAGTTCCTTTGCTCTACGGAGAACTCATAGTAGGCGGAGCAATAACAAATTTTGGATTTATAGATAATAAAATAAGCTATCAACAAACAGGATATACAATTATTTCACCAGATTCAAGTTCACCTAATGGCTCATACGGAGACCAGGGACAAGATGCAAATGGACACAATAAAGCAGGTGGAGGCGGAAATGGAGCGTCAGGACAAGGTAAATGAAAAATTTAGGTAGATTTTACGATTTAACAAATGGTGGGCAAGCACAAGGAGCAGGATCAAGTTCACAAATTTTTAATAATCCGAACGAATATCAAACAGCAGTTGTATACGACCTTATATCAGAAGGACCAATAGAAGGGCTTGTAAATGGTACTGATTCAATATATTTAGATCAAACTGCAGCAACTATTGGATCAATAGGAACAAAACATAATATTGCAGAAAGTCTAGATGTTTCATTTACAGCAAGTTCTCTAACCGTTGTAGATAATGCAGGTTCAATGTTTAGTGGATTATCGACAGCCGATGGAGACCGATATATAAATATAGCAGCTGCAAAGAAAGCTATTACTGGTGGACTAAGCATGACAAAAGGAAGTAATATTGTAACTGCTAGTTCAAGTTTCTTTAATTCAAATGATGTATTCATACCAGGAACTGTCGATGGAATGAAACAATTTGTAACAGTAAAAGGAGCAGGAGTAAATGGAGGAGTTCTTCGTTCAGAAGTAATCGCTTTTACTTCAGCAACTTCTGTACAATTAGCCTTACCCGCCTCAACTACAGTATCAAATGTAGATGGAACAGTAGATAAAGTTGGAAAAATAGCTTCAATTACAAATGGAACAACAGCAGTTATTTCAAATATTTCAGCACAAGGAACAGATGTAAGAGATGTTTCAAATGTTACTGCTTTTACAACTACTCCTAAATTAACTGTTTCGGATACTCCTATCTATAATCATGGAGCATTTCAATATGCTTTTATGAATGGATATCGAAGTCAACCTTTTCTTCAAAATTTTCCGGGACTCGGCAGTGCTT